AGAAAATTTAATATAAGATTATTATATGCAAGTTCTGCTGGAGCTCATGGATGGTGGCAGAATCCTTATGCAATTACTAAAAAGGTGAATGAAGTACAAGCACCACCTAATAGTGTTGGTATGAGATTCTTTAATGTATGGTCAGAGAAGGATAGTAGAGAGGATATGCTTTATAGAATGTTACAGGATAATACTGCAAAATATCTTACCAGACATAAAAGAGATTGGATACATGTGGATGATGTTGTTAGAGCTATATGTTTTTTAATACCTAGTACATTCACAGGGCCTATAGATATTGGTACTGGACAGACCACATCAGTATTGGAACTTGCAGAAAGGATGGGAATGGGCCATTTACCTATCAAAGAAGATACGCCAGGCGAACCAGACAGTTTGTGTGCTGACACAAGGGACTTGTTTTCTTTGGGTTGGTGCCCTACAATAAATATATTGGATGCGATTTAGCCCATGAAACATAGTGACTTAGATGCACTAGACGAATTTCTTTATAAAGAGGAGAAGAGAAATGGCACGCCACAAAATCTGGGAGAGTGGCAGGAAACCACATCGTCGCCCAGACAAAGGGAAGAAAAAACCACAAGCAATGCGTCAAGCACGTAAAAGGTTAGCCCACTTTAAAAAGTTGCACACAAGACCCTCTGGCCCACGCCGAGGGTCTTATAATAGCCATATACCGAAAGAGATCTATGCCTATTAAGTTTGAAATCAAAGATCAATTAGCTAAACTTTTGGCTACAGAAGATCTTGTAGTAGAACACAAAGATGTATCTACCGCCTCCTTTAATGTGGATAACAGAGTTTTAATTCTACCTAATTGGAATAAGGCTTCTAACAATGTTTATGATATGTTGGTTGGTCATGAGGTAGGTCATGCATTATATACTCCAAATGAAGATATTAGTAAGTATTCAGCACCACAGAGTTATATCAATGTTACTGAGGATGCACGTATTGAGAAATTAATTAAACGTAAATTTCCAGGCTTGTCTAAGAATTTCTATAAGGGATATTGGGAACTTAATGAACAGGATTTCTTTGAACTTGAAGGTGTAGAACTTGAAGAGTTAGCTTTAATTGATCGTATTAATCTTTACTATAAGGGTAATACAGAGGTACAGTTTTCTGACGATGAAAAAATATTTGTAGAAAAAACTGGTAAGACAGAAACTTTTGAAGAAGCATGTAATATAGCCGAAGAGATACATTCATATACTAGATCATTAGAATCTGGAAAAGGAGAACAAGAACAAATATCAGAAGCAGAAGTAGATTCTGATACAGAAGATGGTAATGTTTCTGGAGGTAAAGGTGATGAAGGTAGTGGAGATAGTAAAAATGATCCTGCTGATTTAGATACTCCTAGTTATGAACATGAGGATATGACAGATGAAGAATTATTAGATGAATTAAATTCAGATCCTGTTGGTGGTCAATCATACAGACAAGTAGAAGAAGGTATGACTGATAGAAATTTCAAAGAAAATATAGAAACATTAGTTGGTCAAAATACAGGTAGAGAATCTACGTACCTTCAAGTTCCATCAGTTAAGTTAGAATCAATTGTTGTTTCAACTGAAGAAGTATGGGATTACTTTGATACAAAGAATAAAGAGAGAGTTGCAAATGCTGTTGAGTATGGTTATAATGGTCGTTATTGGGATCCTCATTTTAATTTAAAAGATGAGTATGAGACATTTAAAAAATCAGCTAAAAAGGAGGTAAACTATCTTGTTAAAGAATTTGAATGCCGAAAGTCTGCAAGTGCTTACGCTCGTTCTACTACTGCTAGGACTGGAGTTCTTGACACAGCGAAACTTCACACTTATAAGTTTAACGAAGATATTTTCAAGAAAGTAAATATAATTCCTGAAGGTAAAAATCATGGATTAGTTTTTATATTAGACTGGTCTGGTTCAATGCAACACGTTATAAAGGATACTGTAAAACAATTATTAAATCTTGTTTGGTTTTGTAGAAAAGTAAATATTCCATTTGATGTTTATTGTTTTACAAATGAATGGTATCGTAATGCTGATGATGATCGTATTCCACAAATACCTTATGGAGAACTTTTACATCAGGAAATGGTTGAGAATGAATTAGTTGTTGAAAACTATTTCAATCTTTTAAATGTAATATCAAGTGAATCATCATTAGTAGATTTTGAGAATCATTGTAGGAATCTTTATTGTCTTGCTAATGATACATATAATCATCCTAGATTATGTCTTTCTGGTACTCCATTAGACCAAACTTTAGTTACATTACATACTTTAATTCCAGATTTCAAAAAGAGAACTAATATAGAAAAATTAAATGTTATAGTTCTGACTGATGGAGAATCTCAATCTCTTTCATATAATAGAGTATTCAGCAAGTATAATGAAGATGAAGAATATGTTGGACAATCTGGTATTCATTATGATTGTGTTTTAAGGGATCGTAAACTTGGTAGAACTTATATTGTTAGTGATAATTATGGTAGAATGACTAGACCTTTATTACAAAATCTTTCTGATAAGTTTTCAGATGTTAATTTTATTGGAATTAGATTATTAAATGGTAGTGAAGCACGTAGATTTATTGGTCATAGTGCTGGTTATTCATATGATGAAACCGACAAATTAATGAAGAAATGGAAAAAAGAAAAATCTATTGCTCTAGATAATACTGGGTATAAAAAATACTTTGGTATGTCTTCATCAGCTATTGCAAATGATGGTGAATTTGAGGTAGATGAGGATGCAACAAAAGCTCAAATTAAAAGAGCATTTGTTAAATCAAGAGGTGCTAAAAAGTTAAACAAAAAAATCTTATCACAATTTATGGAGTTGATAGCCTGAAATGAAACTAGGAGTTATGTGTTCTGGAAGTGGATCCAACTTTGAGAACATCGTCCGTACTTGCACTAAAGATGAAGTTGTGATTATGATTCACAACAAAAAGAAATGTGGTGCTGCTAAGAGAGCTGATAAATTAGGAATACCTCATTGTTATATTGATAGTAAAGAAGAAGATAATATTATTAAATTATTAAAGGCATGGAATGTTGATTTAGTTGTACTTGCAGGATGGATGAGGATTGTATCTCCTAACTTAATAGATGCATTTCCAAAGAGAATTATAAATCTACATCCATCCTTGCTTCCTAAATATAAAGGATTACATGCAATTGAACAGGCAATGGAATCTGGTGATAAAGTTACTGGATGTACTGTTCATTATGTAAATGAAGAGTTAGATGGTGGAGAGATAATACTTCAACAAGAAGTTCCTATTCTACCTGATGACGATCTTAAATCTTTAACTAAAGCCATTCAACGCCGTGAATATTACATTTTACCAAGAGCAATTGAACATGTTAAGCACGAGATACAGGTTGGAACTTACTGATATATGCTGTCGTATGATCACTAACGACGGTGTACCAGTTTCTTTAAAAGAGAGAATCTGGATGAATAAATTATGTGAGAAAAATTTACATGCAAGAGAACTTGCAGGTGCTTTATTATGTCCTGATAAAATAGAAGACCGTGACCACGATTGAAAGACATTCATACGAAAAAGTAAATGGTGAATGGGAAATAATAAACACTGTAAAATTACATTACAATCGTATACCTTATAGTTTGTCGTCTCTTTCTTTTTGTAGTGCCAAATTGGAAGAGTGTCTTACTCCTGATTTAATAACAAAGAAATATAGAGAAGAGAATAAAAATAATCCAATGTATGGTCATTGTTATCATACAACTCAGGCTATGTTTTATCTTTTAGATACTAATACATTAGATATAATGTGTGGCACTGATTGGAGGGATGATAAACATTGGTGGTTAAGAGATAGGGAAACTGGTTATGAAGTTGATATGACTTCTGATCAATATTATTCTATTGGTAAAGAACCGCCTTATGATAATGGTAAGATCTCTAAGTGGTATGGGTGGAAAGGCAGACCACATATGAGAACATTTAAACTTATAATGAGATTGCAACCAGAGGCCACTTTAGAAGCTGTCCATTAATCCACTAGATTTGTAATTTTTGAATTATAATGTATACATACAAATGAATGAGACCTATGACCTTTACCGCTAAAGTGGATTCTAACACTATTATAGATTCTTTAAGGGATCTTTTTGGAGACAGTATTACAGCAGCGGATGTACGTGGATATTGTGCATCTAATGGTATTGCTAGTTACACTTATTTTTGTAAAAGATATTTGAAAGAATATAAGGTAAGTCGTGGGAAATGGAATTTAACTGTGACTGAAGCACGTAAACAATTTGAGAAGACTGTTACTGCTCCATCAGCTGAACCTGTTGAGGAAAGAAATATTGTACCTGAAAAAGATGACACTTTTGTTAAGTTTGGTTCATTCAATGACGTTAAAAGTATAATTAAGTCTAAGCAGTTCTATCCTACCTTTATCACTGGTCTATCAGGTAATGGTAAGACCTTTGGTGTAGAGCAAGCATGTGCTCAACTTGGTAGAGAACTTATTCGTGTAAACATTACTATTGAAACAGATGAAGATGATCTTATTGGCGGTTTCCGTCTTGTTAATGGTGCCACAGTCTGGCACAATGGCCCAGTCATTGAAGCTCTCGAGCGAGGAGCTGTCTTGCTCCTTGACGAAATCGACCTCGCCTCAAACAAAATCCTCTGCCTTCAGTCAATCCTTGAAGGAACTGGTGTTTTCCTTAAAAAGATTGGAAGATACATTAAACCAAGATCTGGATTCAACATTATCGCAACAGCAAATACTAAAGGTAAAGGTTCAGACGATGGAAGATTCATTGGAACTAACGTGCTTAACGAAGCCTTCCTTGAAAGATTCCCAGTAACATTTGAACAAGATTATCCTGCACCTAAAACAGAACAGAAGATTCTTATGAATATTGCTGATACTGTTGGTGTAAATGATCCTAAGTTCTGTCAGAAATTAACTGATTGGGCAGACATCATACGTAAGACATTTTATGATGGTGGTGTTGAGGATATTATTAGTACTCGTAGATTGGTTCACATTGTCCGTGCTTTCTCAATCTTTAATGATAAAGCAAAGGCAATTAAAGTTTGTATAAACAGATTTGATGATGAGACTAAACAGTCTTTCTTAGAATTATATGATAAAGTAGATGCTGATTTTGAATTAAATCCTATTGAAGAAGTATGACTATTTGGCAAGATTATATAAGTGCCTACAGATCAATTCTACCTATGAAGATAGAAGGTCTGTGGGCCAGTTGGGAGGGTAAAGGAACCCATCT